AACGCTCTTCTGACACGGGTGAAAGATACCTTCCAAGCGCTGCGATTAAAAGTCTCAGCCCTGCTGAGTACGCTGCGACAACGCGTGCGAAACGTGCTGGCAAAAAAGCCGGAAAACAATTCGTAGCGCAACCCAAAACGATTGCAAAGAAAACGGCAGGCTTTAGATGACCACTTCAGGAACCGCAGCGTTTAACCTTGACCTTAATGAGTTGGTTGAGGAAGCGTTCGAACGCGCCGGTTCGGAGTTGCGTACGGGCTACGACTTGCGTACAGCCCGCAGATCATTGAACTTGATGTTTGCTGATTGGGCAAATCGTGGTGTCAACATGTGGACGTTTGAGCAGGGTACGATTAACCTGACTCCGGGTCTGAACACCTACGCACTGCCCGTAGATACAGTGGATCTACTTGAGCATGTGATTCGCACGGGCGCGGGTAGCTCATCCACGCAGGCTGATCTGACCATCACGCGTATCAGTGTTTCTACTTACGCCACGATCCCCAACAAACTGCAACAAGCCCGTCCTATTCAGGTGTGGTATCAGCGTTTGGATGGCCAGACTTCGTCCATCGGGACTACATTAAATGGTGGAATCTCATCCACAGATACAACAATTACATTGACCTCCACTGCGGGGCTTCCAGCTACGGGGTTCTTGTTGATTGAAAACGAGACTATTCAGTACGGGTACATTACCGGCAACGTGCTTTACAACTGCTTCCGTGGTCAGAATGGCACAACCGCCACAGCGCACTCAACCGCCGCCGCTGTTTACGTACAAAACTTGCCCTCTGTAACTGTCTGGCCGACCCCAGACAACAGCACAACGTATCAGTTTGTTTACTGGCGCATGCGCCGTATTGATGATGCTGGTGGCGGTATACGCACGATGGATGTGCCTTTCCGCTTCCTGCCTTGTATGGTGGCGGGGCTGGCCTACTACTTGGCTCTTAAGATTGAGAATGGTGCTGAGCGCCTGCCGGTCTTGAAGCAACAATACGATGAAGCTTGGCAGTTGGCGGCTGATGAAGATCGTGAAAAGGCTTCGGTTCGTTTTGTTCCGAGGCAAATGTTTATTGGTAGCGGTACGTAAATGGGCAATAGGTTTGCTTCTGGTAAGAACAGTATCGCCATGTGCGATAGATGTGGTCAACAGTTTAAACTGACGGCATTGCGTAAAGAAATCCAGAAGACTAAGATTTACAATCTGCTTGTGTGCGGTGCGTGTTGGGATCCAGATCAGCCGCAGTTATTGTTGGGTATGTACCCAGTTGATGATCCGCAGGCGGTGCGTAACCCACGCAAGGACACAACGTACGTGACGGCAGGGGTTAGTGCTACTGGCAGTCTGACTGGCGGTTCACGAGATTTGCAGTGGGGCTGGAACCCAGTTGGTGGGGCCAGTAATTTTGATGCGGCGTTGACCCCAAACTACTTGGTGGCAACGACATTTGTTGGTACAGTTACAGTAACCGTTACATAGGAGTCTAATATGGACAAGAAAGATTTAGCCCAAGACAAGAAGATGATTAAGTCTGCTGTCGGCAAGCACGAGAAAAACATGCACCCCGGTAAGCCAATGACTAAGCTCAAGAAGGGCGGCCCCACAACTAATGATCGTATGCGCTTGGGACGCAATCTGTCCCGCGCTAAAAACCAAACCACAGGTTAATATCATGGCCAAGATAAACAATCTACCCGCCTCTGCGTACGCTAAGCCACACACAATGAGTGGTAAGCCTGTAGGTATATCTGAGAACCCCGGCACTCCTCCAAACCGCAGCAAGCTTGACAACTTTGATGTAAGCGTTGGTAACATCAGCAAATCCGCTGGTAACGAACCCACTAAAACATCCGGCATCAAGATGCGCGGTACAGGCGCAGCGACTAAAGGTCTGATGTCTCGAGGCCCAATGGCATGAATTACACTGAACTCAGCAACGCTATTCAGGCGTACACGGAGAATACCGAAGCGGATTTTGTCGCTGAAATACCCGTGTTCGTCCAGCAGGCTGAGCAGCGTATTTATAACTCGGTTCAGTTCCCGTCTATTCGTAAGAACGTGTACGGGCAAGTAACGGCAAACAACAACTACCTTCAGTGCCCCACAGATTTTCTGGCGGTGTACTCTTTGGCAATTATTACTGGTGTGACGGGTGGTAACTTGAATACAGGTACGTATGAGTACTTGTTGAACAAAGATGTTAACTTTATCCGTCAGGCATACCCCACAGCCAATGATACAGGTTTGCCTCGTTACTACGCATTGTTTGGCCCACGTTCAGACAATGCAGACGAGTTGACGTTTATCCTTGGCCCAACACCAGATTCAGGTTACTACACCGAATTGCATTACTACTTCTATCCTGAGTCCATTACGGTGGCAGCAGATGGGCGTACGTGGCTGGGCGATAACTTTGACTCCGTGCTTTTGTATGGCTCATTGGTTGAGGCTTACACCTACATGAAGGGTGAGCAAGATATGATGGCGCTGTATAACCAAAAGTTCATGGAAGCATTAGCGCTTGCAAAACGTTTGGGCGATGGTATGGAGCGTCAAGACGCTTATCGTTCTGGTCAGTTCCGTCAGAAGGTAACTTGATATGTCGATCATCCAGACCCAAACCACCAGCTTCAAGGCGCAGTTGTACCAAGGCATTCACGACCTGACAACGGACGTTATCAAGATCGCTCTATACACGGCTAATGCCAACTTGAATGAAGATACGACTGTGTATAGTTCGACTGATGAAGTGCAGCCTACAGGTACATATTCGCTTGGCGGCGCGCAGTTGACGCCCATTACGGTGTCGTCTTCTGGGTACACAGCCTATGTGGGCTTTCCAAATATCTCTTGGACAGGCGCAATCACAGCTAGATGTGCTTTGATTTACAACGTTACCCAAGGTAACAAGTCCGTTGCTGTGTTAGATTTTGGCTCAGACAAAACTTCGACTACTACTTTTACCATCACCATGCCGACCAACGGCCCAACCACTTCGTTAATTCGTAGTTCAAACTAAGGAGTCATCATGACTATTGAAAAAACCAAAGCCACTGACGTTGTTTCTAGTGGTCTTACTTGCAACACCAAATCCGGTGAAGCTGCACAAGCTACTGGCGTATACCATGTTGAGTGCCATGACAAAGACGGCAACTTGAAGTGGACTGCTGAGTCTAAGAACTTGGTGGTCAACGTTGGTTTGCAGTACATGGCAGGCAGTGCGTTAACGTCAACCACCCAAATTACTACTTGGTATTTGGGTTTGTATGGCGCTGGCGCTTCTAACACCCCTGCCGCTAGCGACACCATGTCTTCACATGCTGGCTGGACAGAGATTGTACCTTACAGCAACGCCAATCGCGTGACTGCCGTTTTAGCGGCAGCTACGCTTGCAAACCCTTCTGTTGCAACTAATACTGCTTCACCTGCTGTATTCAACATCAATGCAACAGCAACTGTTGGCGGCGCATTCTTGACAAGCAGCAATACTAAGAGTGGTACAACAGGTACATTGTTCTCTGCTGCTGATTTTGGCTCACCCGGTGATCGCTCTGTGGTCAGCGGTGATACTTTGTCTGTGACTTACACATTCAGTTTGGCGGCTTAATATGGCCGGGTGGGGTGACGGCGCATGGGGTTCAAGCGGTTGGGGCGGCTTTGTCGCCTACGACAGTACCATAGCCGAAACTTCCACCGGAGCAGACGCGGTTGTTTCCGCGTTAAATATAGCTCCCACTGTCAGTGAGACAAGTACAGCCGCCGACGCAATTGAGGCGGGGCAACTGTATTTCCCTGATGTAGTTGAGACTGCAACAGGCTCAGACGAGCTTGTGGGATTCCCCATAATCGTAGCGGCGGTGACAGAGACAAGTACGGGCTCAGATGGTGTTTTATCTACTGTTTCTGTGCTGTCGGACATTGCTGAAACTGCTACGGGTTCAGATGAAATAGCAGGCGGCGAAGTATATGATGCAGTAATAGCTGGCACGGGTTGGGGTGAGAGCGCTTGGGGTTACAACTCGTGGGGTGGGATTGGTGAGCTAGCGGTTGCTACAGACGTTGTAACGTCTACGCTAGGAATTAGCGTAAGCGTAACTGAGACAGCCACAGGTTCGGACTCTATCCTGACGGGGCACGTAGTTCTATCACAAGTCACTGAGACAGCTATAGGTAGCGATGAAATAACATCTACACCTGAGTATGCTACAACGGTAACTGAAACGGCTACAGGGGCAGATTCCGTATCTAGCCTGCCTGTGTATGCGGCAACAGTAGATGAAAGCGCAACGGGTACTGACAGTCTAACGACAAGTTTTGTGTTTTACGGGGATGTGCAAGAGACAGCCACGGGTTCAGATGTAGTTACTGCGGCGCTTACCTTACCTGCCACAGTCACAGAGAGCGCAACGGGGTCAGATGCAGTTACAACAACCGCAAGTTTTGGTTCATCGGTAACGGAAACAGCGGTAAGCGCGGATACTTTAAGGGCAGCGGCAGCGTTTGTTGCGTCTATTTCAGAATTGGCTACGGGCACAGACACAGTAACAGCAAGGCCTTTCTGGGAAATAATTGATGACACGCAGAACGCAAACTGGCAAAATATCAGCAACACGCAAACGGCAGGTTGGACTGCTATTGCAACGACTTAGGAGCAATAAATGACTACAGGAAACACGACCAACCTAGAGCTTGCACTGCCGGTTCAGGGTGAGTTATCTGGCACATGGGGCGACACCGTCAACAACGGTATTACGCAGTATCTTGACACGGCGATTGCCGGTAGCCAAATCATCAGCGGTAGTCAAACTGCGGTTACGCTTACAAACACAAATGGCGACGCTGCGGCCACCAACATTGCGCAGGTTGGCAGTGGTGCTTCAGGTACGGCGCAGTATCAAATCATTCGCTGCACAGGTAATCCCGCTGGTTTATTGACAATCACGATCAGTGATACGGGCACCGCTGGCTACAGCAAAACCTTTGTCGTTATTAACGCCACATCTACCAGCCAGTCCGTAAAGATTGTCGGTAGCGGCCCCACCACAGGCGTAACAGTTGCTTCTGGCGCTAAATCTTTTGTGGCTTGGAATGGCTCGGACTTTGTAGAGATTGCTTCTAGCACTGCCGATGGTGTCACAACATTCTCCGCTGGTACGACAGGCTTCACACCTTCCACTGCCACCTCCGGCGCAGTCACATTGGCTGGCACATTGGCTATTGCCAACGGTGGTACAGGGACAACCTCAACTACATTTGCTAACCTGACAACAAACGTTACCGGCACACTGCCCGTTGCTAACGGTGGTACTAACCTGACTTCATTTACATCAGGCGGTGTGGTTTACGCCTCGTCTACAAGTGCGTTGGCTACTGGCTCTGCGCTGACTTTTGATGGGACTAATATAAGTACGAGTGGTTTGTATATTTCTTCTGCGGCAACAGGTAGACTTTCAAAGTCAGCTTCTACGGGGCGAAATGTGCTTACTGGTGGTATTACTGGTGGTACAACGGATGGTGCGTATGTTTTAGTCGAAGGTTATGATTATGGCGGTGCAGGGGTCGGCGGCGCAATTCAACTTGTAACAGCGGGCGCTTCGCCTATTACGCTTGGAATTAACGGCGTAACAAAATCCCGCCTTGATTCCGCAGGCTACTATTCAGGAGTCTGGGCGGATCAGGTTTCAGCGCTGGGTAACTCTGGTACGGCAACGACAATCACTTGTACAGCAGGCAACGTGTTCACAGCAACACTGACTGGTAACTGCACATTCACCCTGTCTGCACCAAGCACAACTACCGCAAACACTGCGACTTCGTTTACACTAATCTTGACGAATGACGCAACGGCTGGTAGAACTGTGGCTTGGGCTGGTGGTACATTTAAGTTCCCCGGCGGCTCAGTGACACGTACAACAACGGCTAACGCTGTTGATGTTTGGTTCTTTTTCTCCCCCAACGGTGGAACGACTTGGTACGGTTCCATCCCAATGGCTAACCTTTCTTAACTAGGAGCACAACATGATTTTAACAGTCGAACAACAAGCACAAGTTGACATGGCAATTGCCATTGATAACACACGTCACGCCAATCAAATGGCTTTTTTAGCCGCGCAACAAAAGTCTGACGCTATTCGTTTAGCCCAGCAGACATTGATTGAGAACTCTCGCAGCAAACCCGCTGATGAGCGTGAAATCACCCCCGCTGATATTGCTGCCTTTGCCAATGCGCTAGTCGCTGCAACTAATGCCTAATGGAAGCGTTTACATACTTCCCCGCAGCAATTTATAGGGAAGAGCACCCTGATTGGGTTGGTTACACTCTTAAGGTTGCTCAGAAGTATTACGCCGCCGTTGAAAATGGTAGTCCTATGGCCCAAACAACGCACATGGCAAACGACCCAGACTTAAAGTTCTTGGTTGATTATTTACTATTAGCGGGGGACACAATCTTGCGTGGGCAAGGTTATGACATGGATAAGTACGAATTGTATTTGTCAAGTCTGTGGGGGCAAGATGTTAAATGTACGGGCGGTACAAACGTGCATGTACACAAGAATAGCCAAATTTGCGGTTGGTTCTTTTTGGAAACGCCAGAAGGCGGCTCATATCCCATCTACCATGACCCGCGCATGAACAAACAGATGGTTGAGTTGGATTATGTACAAGGGCCAGAGCTTACAAACGCTTCGTCTTATGTGCACTTTAACAATGTAAAGCCCGGAACATTTTTGTTTGCTAACTCTTGGATGCAGCATCAATTAACGCAAAACACTTCACAAGTTGAGACAAAATCCATACACTTTGTTATTTCCCATAAAGAGCGTCCATGCAGTACTTGCTAACACCACATGCAAAGCCAATTGAGCCGTTTGTTTGGTGGGAAGGCGCGTTCACTAATCAAGAGCTAGATTGGCTACAACAGAAAGCCCGCGCCGCTGAACAAAACGCTACAGTTGGTGGTGTTGCTGGAAGCGCAGTAGACAACAGTATTCGAAGATCGCAAGTATCTTGGCTTGAAAATAACCCAAATACAAAGTGGGTGTTTGAAAAATTAGGGTATGTTGTGTCTCAGTTAAACGCCGACTACTTTAGATTTGATTTAACAGGGTTTGGTGAAACGCTTCAGCTTACAAACTACGACCAATCTGAAAATGGTATGTACGGTTGGCATCAAGATTATGGGGCTAAGGTCAGCCGTAAGCTGTCTTTGACTGTGCAGTTGACTGACCCATCAGAGTACGAAGGCGGTAACTTTCAAGTCATGACAACAGGAACTCCTGTAAACGCACGTAAACAGCGTGGTTTAATTGTTGCCTTTCCGTCTTATGTGTTACATCAAGTAACACCGGTTACACAGGGGAGCCGTCAGTCCCTTGTTGCTTGGGTTTCGGGGCCAGCTTTTAAATGAACGCAAACTATAAAGACTTCATCGCCACATACACAGATGTCTATCCAGAAGGGTACTGTGAACATTTAATTTCCGAATTTGAACGGTTAGTTCATGGTGGTGCTGGAGTAAATCGTCAAAACGGTGAAGGGGCTGATCGCCACCAAAAAGACGATATGCAACTAGGATTAAATTTTAAAGTGCACAACGCGCTTCAATTCAATAATAAAGATACGGTAGATGTTTTTTTTGATGGGGTGCAACAATGTTATGAAGCGTACATAAATAACTATTCAGTATGAAAAAACGGAAAAATACACGCGTCTACCATGAAAATGCAGCGTACTTCTCCGGGAGGTGGGTACCACGTATGGCATGGCGAACAGGGAAATAATGCGCAAGCAAATAGAGTTCTTGCCTATATGCTGTATTTGAATACACTTGAGCCAAATGAGGCAGGAGAAACGGAATTTTTGTATCAACAAACACGGCTACAGCCTCAAAAAAACATGATGGTGGTTTGGCCTGCGGCATTTACGCATGCGCATCGGGGCAATGTTGTACATGGTTCAAACTGTAAGTATATTGTGACCGGTTGGTTTTACTACGATTAGGGGGCTGCTATGGCTATTGGTTCATCAAAAATTGGTGTGTTGGGCGGTAAACCTATTGCCCCCGGCGGTTCGCAAACATTTAATTCATCTGGTACTTTTACTGTACCCGTTGGCGTTACTAAAATTAACGTAACTGGAAAAGGCGGTACGGGATTAGCGGGTAATGGAGGCAGTGCTGGAGGGGCGGGTAGTTCGGGTACAGGTGGCGGCGGGGGCGGCGGGGGTGGTGGTGGCGCTTCTAGATTACAAAATGGCTGTAATGTTAACGCTAATAGCCCGGGTTCTCCCGGAAACGCGGGCGGGGGGCCTACTGGCGGCGCTGCAGGGGACGGCCGCGACACAAATGGTGGCCCGGGCTCTGCTGGTAATCCCGGCCCCGCAGGGTCGGCTGGTAATCCCGGAGGTTCGGGTAATCCGGGCAGTACTGGAATATCTTCTACAGCTTTTTCTCAAACATTTACGGGCGGTAGCGCAGGAACCGCTGGAAACCCCGGTAATGCTGGTAATGGCGGAAACGGCGGCGCAGGGGCCAATGGTGGTGGCGGTGGCGGCATCCAAGTTTATAATATATGTAATAGCGCAAGAGCTGGCAACCCTCCCGGCCCTCCCGGAAACGGCCCCGGCGGTGGTTTTAGTGGTGGTAATGGTGGTGCTGGCGGTGCGGCTATACCCCCCGCTTTGGCAGGTGGTAATGGTAGTCCGGGTGGATCAGGCGGCGCAGGAAATCCGGGAAGCGGGGGTTCTTCCGGCAACGCTGGTAGTGCTGGAGGGCCAGCAAGCCCTTCAACCGTTAATTGCATTACCGTAACTTCTGGTGGGTCTTACCCAGTAGTTGTTGGAGCACCTTCGGGACAAATAGTTGTAAATTGGAACCCGCAATGAACCAAGACATTTTTGATGATGAGATAGCGGCAATCCAACGTCAGTTAGAAGCAAACAACCGTAAAAGTAATTTAACGCGGGGGCGATCACTTACTTGCGGTACGTCTTTTAACGGTATGGTAGAAGTAATAATTCGTGGAGATGGAGATAAGTTTCTATGGGTTGTGTTATCGCCAGCAGAGGCAAGTGAGTTAGTTCATCAGCTTGCAGCAAGTATTGCTTGCACTGCAACAATTACGCCAAGAACGGATGTTTTAAACAACCGTATTTGGAATAAAGTTAAACAAGAGGAGCAACAAAATGTTGTGGCAACTAAAGAAGATATCAACGGGTGAAACGCTAAACGCGCCTCAAAAGCTTCCTGAGAACTGGGGGCCGATTTTTGGCTTGGCGGGTATTCAAGACCAGCTTGGTGACTTGTCATGGCTTGGTGAAGCATACGCTGACCAAGGATGGTTTGTTGTGGGCGAAGCTCCGGCTGACCCTGCGCAAGCTACCGAGGCTGAACTTGCTTGGGAAACGGCCAAAAGATTATTGCGTGAGTCTGACTGGTCAATGCTGTCTGATGTGCCTATGACAAAGGCTGAAAAAGCTTTGTGGATTGAGTACCGCAAAACATTGCGTGAGGTTCGGTTGCATCCAGACTTTCCAAGCATGTCTTGGCCAGTGGCCCCTGAGTGAACAAGTACTTGATTCGTTTCAACAAGTCTCGCGGTCAGCCCGATCGCGGTACTGAGCTACATGTGTGGCGTGTATTTGAAAACGATGTTGAGTATTTGGCGGCGGAAGTTAAATTAAATGTGGCTTCTTGGAGTGAAGTATCTGAGGGGCCAGATTGGAACATTGCGTGCCAAGGGTTTATGGTGCTTGACCACGATACCGGCACGATAACAATTAACGCGGTACAGGGGTAGCCATGTGGGACTGGGCTGAAGCGTTTATCGTTGCGGCCTTTGTAGTTGCCTTCATTGTGTGGGGCACGTTCACGATTATTTGGATGGGGGGAATGGTATGAATTGGTCAGACGCACTCAAAGCTGTAATACCCATCGTAGTCATGTCCTTGGCTTGGTTGTTGGGGCAGGTCAACTCTTTCTCTGAACGCCTCACTAAAATCGAAGGCCAGATGCCTGCGCTGATTACCAAAGAAGGCGTACCTACAGACAGCCCGATCTCAGCCGAGCGCCGCGCCATGCAGAAAGAACAGTTGATGACCCATATCAACGACTTGCAGGTCAAAGTTCGCTTACTAGAAGAACGTGAAAAGTTGGGGAAAAAATAATGTTTGACATATTAAGTGGTGGTTTACTTGGCGGAATTTTTGGCGGTATCTTCCGTCTGGCCCCTGAAGTCCTGAAGTTTTTTGACAAGAAGAACGAGCGCCTGCATGAGATGGCAATGTTTAGCCGTCAATGCGAGTTGGAGCAAATCCGTGGGCAGCAGAAGTTAGCCGAGATTGGCGCTCAAAGAGAAGCGGCTATTGATGTAGGTGTCATGGATGCCTTCAATGCCGCGATCAATCAGCAAGCCGAGATGGTCAAAGCTGCGGGCGGTTGGGCGGCTAGTCTCTCAGCATCTGTGCGTCCAGTGGTAACTTATTGGATATTGTTTGTCTGGTCTTTTGTTCACGTTTGGTTTGCTTGGAATGCATGGCTTGCTGGTGCGCCAGCCGTAGAAGTATTTAAGACCATGATGTCGCCCGACTTCTCAGCCTTGCTGTCTGGGACTATTAACTATTGGTTTCTTGATAGAACTTTAAAACAGCGCGGAATATGAACCTAGAACTAGCCGCCGAACTGTGCCGTCGGTTTGAAGGCTATCGGGCCAAGCCGTACCTGTGTCCAGCTAATGTGGCTACGATTGGGTATGGCTCTACCTACTACGCTGATGGTCGCAAGGTAACGCTAGAAGACCCGCCGATGGACGAGCCGACAGCCAGAGCGCTGTTGATGGCGGAGCTTCTTCACACCTACGCTCCCGGTGCGGTCAGGCACTGTCCTAACCTTCTGGTGATTGCGGCTCAAGGCGATCCAAGGAAGCTAAACGCCATCGTAGATTTCTGTTACAACTTAGGTATTGGGCGCTTGCAAACAAGCACGTTAAAGAGGAAAATCAACGCCAATGATTGGGAAGGAGCCAAGGAACAACTTATGCTCTGGACTAAAGGTGGCGGCAAGGTTTTGCCGGGCTTGTTAAAACGCCGCACGGCTGAGTGCGCCTTACTGGATTGACCGATGCCATTACAAAAAATACTGTTCAAGCCGGGGGTGAATAAAGAGAACACCCGCTACACCACAGAAGGTGGATGGTATGACTGCGACAAAATTCGCTTCCGTCAAGGCAACCCAGAAATTCTTGGTGGCTGGCAACGTATATCTGCTGACACATACAACGGCACTTGCCGTTCGCTTTGGAATTGGACAACACTGGGCAACCTCAACCTAGTGGGTGTCGGCACAAATACAAAGTTCTACATTCAGAACGGCGGTGCGTATTACGATATTACGCCTATCCGTATAACTACCGCCCTTGGCTCAAATCCATTTACGGCCAACGGAACGACTACGGTTACAGTAACTGCCGCAAGTCATGGCGCAACCACAGGTTCGTTTGTTACGTTTTCCGGTGCTACGGGCACGTACGACACGACATTTAATGCGCAATTCCAAATTACGGTAGTCAACGCTAACTCATACACAATCACAACAGCAACAGCGCTGTCTGCTGGATCCTATGGCGGCGCATCTGTTTCTGCGGCATACCAACTTAACGCTGGCCCTGCGTTTGCTGTTCCTTTAACGGGTTGGGGCGCAAGTTCATGGGGTACTCCTCCTACAGTTGCACCCCCTTCAACAGTTGGCACATGGGGCTACGGGCGTACTTCTACTACAGGTTTGCAGCTTTGGAGCCAGATTAACTACGGCGAAGATTTGGTCTTTGGCCCTCGTGGTGGTGGTCTTTATTATTGGAATGCCACGGATGGTTTGACAACTCGCGGCGTACTGCTCAACTCTCTTGGTGGCACAGTTACTTTTACCAACGCATCTCCCACAGTTGTAACTTCAACTGTCTTGTACACAGAAGGCGCAGCGCTTCAATTCTCCGGTGGTTCTTTGCCTACAGGCGTAACTGCGGGTACTACGTACTATGTGTTCCAAGTTAATGGACTTACTTTTAATTTGTTAACGGCTGCGGGCGCGGAAGTTAACACGTCCTCCACGGGCTCTGGCTCTGTGTCCACCATTGTTGACGTACCGACTGTGCAAAATAGCATTACCGTGTCGGACTCATCTAGGTTCATCATTGTGTTTGGCTGTAACGACTACGGCAGTGCGATACTTGACCCCATGCTAATTCGCTGGTCAGCGCAAGACGACCCGTACAACTGGACGCCTGACCCAACTAACCAAGCGGGTTTTGTGCGAGTGTCGCATGGCTCAGAGATTGTGGCCACAGTTCAGACTCGTCAAGAGGTGTTGGTGTTTACCGACTCGGCTGTGTATTCTTTGCAATACCTCGGGCCCCCTTATGTCTGGGCACCCCAACTGCTAGGCGACAACATTTCTATTGAAGGCCCCAACGCCGCCGTGATTGCTTCCGGTATTGTGTACTGGATGGGCGTGGATAAGTTTTACTCCTACGATGGCCGCGTGCAAACACTTAATTGCGACCTACGCCGTTATGTATTCCAAGACTTTAACCAAGCCCAAGCAGCGCAGGTGTTTGCTGGCACAAACGAAGGCTTCAACGAAGTCTGGTGGTTCTACTGCTCTGCTAACAGCAACACAATTGACCGTTACGTAATTTACAACTACTTAGAAAAAATCTGGTACTACGGCACGATGGCACGAACAGCTTGGCTTGATTCTGGCTTGCTTGACTTCCCCCTGGCAGCTACGTATAGCAACAATTTGGTCTATCACGAGCAAGGTTTGAACAACAATGAAACAGGGACAACTACCGCTATTGATGCCTACATTTCATCCTCAGAGTTTGACATTGGTGATGGACACAATTTTGGTTTTGTGTGGCGCGTCCTTCCTGATTTAACTTTTGAAAACGCTGAAAACTCTCCCACGGGGGCTACGCCCTCTGTGTCAATGACGCTATATGGCTTGTCAAACTCCGGCTCTGGCGTAACAAGTACGGCGTCACAACCTGTGGCTAAGAGTAGTACGTACGTGATTACCGAACAGTTCACCGGCATGATTTTTACCCGTATGCGCGGTCGTCAAATGATCTTCAAGATTAGCTCCAACCAGATTAACACTGTCTGGCAGTTGGGTGCACCGCGTATAGATATTCGTCCTGACGGCAGGCGCTAATGACATCCAAGAACAGGATTATTACCCCTGCACCACCCAACTTACCATTGGGCACGGATCAGTACGAGCGCAGGTATCAGGATCAGTTTACGAACGTTTTGCGTCTGTACTTCAACCAATTACAGAACGCGCTTGGGGAGTTGTTTAGCCCAGATGGGGGTAAGTACGTTGGATTTCCCCATATTGCTGCGTCTGACGGGGCAGTTCAGTACGCAACGGCGGCTAACACGCCAACCATAGTTCAATGGAGTACGTTAGATGCGGGTAGTGGGTTTACGTTAAATTCAAATAATACCGCTACGGCACGGATTTCTGGTGTTTACAAAATAACTTACAGCCTCCAGTTTGCTAACAATGACAACGCTATCCACGATGCTATTGTTTGGCTGCGTATAAACGGCTCCGCTTCTACCGATGATGTGCCAAATTCAACAACTATTTTTACTCTGCAAGCTAGGAAAAGCGCACTGCTCCCAAACTTTGTTTGCGGTTATTCTGAAGTTGTTTTTGAACTAAATGGGGGCGACTCCATTGGTTTGTGGTGGGGCACCGATCAGGCGGCTACATCTGGCGGTGCAACAGGTATCTATATTGACTACCGCGCAGCCCAAACAACCCCTATGGCGTACCCAGCCGTTCCTTCAGCGATTGGGTCAATAACATTTGTGTCCGCGCTCCCAGCATGATATTATCAAACAACCCCCATTTTGAGAGGCAAAAATGAGCCTACATAAATTTGCCGACATGGTTGCCAAGCAAGGCCGTGGCGATGACTCCTTACTGATTCACATGACGCCGGACGAAGTCCGAAATCTACAAAAGTTTGCCGAGGCTAACGGCAAAACGCTG